AAGTCTGCTTCTGATTGGTCTTACAGAAATAAGTTTGAATCTTTTGATACACTTTCTGCTGATGATGCTTTTGGTTATGTTGGTCAACTGGCTGGCTATGCCAAAGCTCTGGGTAAGAAAGCAGGGGGATGGTGGGTCGTAAATAAAGCTAATGGTAGTTTTAAATACGTACCTGCCGAAAATATAGACGTTGACAAAGAGGTTAAAAAGCTTGAAGAAAACGTCAAAACAGTAAAGAGTAATGTGTTTAAACGGTGTTATGAATCTGAAGAAGAAACATTCAGAGGTAAGCCAACTGGCAACAGGGTGCTAAGTAAAACATGTTCTTTCTGCCGATACAAACATTCGTGCTGGGAGAACTTGCAAGAGCTACCATCTTTGTTGTCTAAGGCTAAAGAGCCGAAGATTGTTTCGTATGTTAGTATTAGAAAGGAGCAAGTAGCATGAATGACAAATCAAGTCCTACACTAGAGGAAATGGCTAGTGAAATATCTGAAATGGAAAAGCAACTCTTAGAGATGAAAAAGGCTTATCGTGAAAAAAAGTATGAGGGATTAAAGATAGCTATGGATGCCAGAAAATCGGCAGACGAAGCTGTTAATGAAGAGTTAAAATCTCTTGGCCTAAGAGCTTTTCCGTTTAACAGGTCTACATCTATTTGGTGGTAGGTGTTTAAGTCTACTAAATATAAGGTAGCACGTAGGCTAGGTTTTCGTAGTGGTCTTGAAGTCAAGATCGCAGAGGAGTTGAAAGAACTCTCCATTCCATTTATATACGAGGGTATGAAGATAGAATGGGAAGACCTAGCTTATCGTATGTATACACCAGATTTTGTATTGCCAAACGGTATTATAATAGAAACTAAGGGCAGATTTACTGTAGCTGATAGACGGAAACATTTGTTAATTAAGAAACAACATCCTAAATTAGACATTAGATTTGTTTTTGAAAACGAAAACAACAAACTGAGAAAAGGATCTAAGACCTCTTATGGTAGATGGTGCGAGAAGAATGACTTTCTATATTGCACTAGAGTTATACCAGAGAAGTGGCTAAAGAAAAGAGGTACAAACAAACATCCAGAACTCATACAATTTAGGAACAAGAAGATATGAAAAACAAAATTCTAAACTATCTAGGTTTCAAAGACGAAGAAATGAGTATTCGTGTATCACCAGAGATTGTTGATGGTGTGTGGACAGGCAACATAAATTTAAGTGTAGATGCCTTTGACCACAGTCCCTTAAACGACATGGATTATTTTTCTTTGATGAACTTTGTTAGAATGATTATGGCTGTGCCTGTTCTTATGGAAGAGGATGCAAC